GTCAGGGTTCTCGGCCGACCACAGCCGCCCCTCCACGCCCCAATAGCGCGTGCCCAGCTTCAGATCCCGCTCGACCAGTTCCGCGATCCACTTGGCCGGTAGCACTCGCGTCGCGGACACCTCGAACCAATGGCTGTTGAGCGACATGCTGAGCCATTTGGTGATCTCGGCCCAGGTGACGCTGCGCAACTGCGCTTCTGAGTTGGCCGACACGATAGTTGTCGAGCCGATCCGGGTCGTCAGCATCCAGATCACAAGCCAGCTTACAAGGGCCGACTTGCCGATACCGCGCCCCGATGACGTGGCCATGCGGAAAGTTTCGAAGTTTCGAGACAGCGTAGCTGGATCGATGTCGCGGTCGCCGTTTGTTTTGATGTGGTCGCGCAGGTCTTGGAGGACTTCTAGCTGCCATTTGCGCGGGCCTGTAAAGTGTTCCAGCGGTGTGCCGGCCTTACCCCACGGGAACGCCATCCTCACGAACGCGACTGGATCGTTCTTCACCTGCGCCGACCATAGGGTCGCCATCAGCTTCTGTTCGTCTTCGGCGCTATATATTGGAACTTGCATCTGCAAACCTGTGGTATTTCAGTTCAGCCTCTTTACGCGCGGCTAGAGCGTCTTCTTTATTCTTAAATTGGCCAAGAAAGATTTGATGTTTATCTAATGAGATCCTAGCCCGCCAATACCCGCGCCTGAAGGTCACGCCTTTATCTTGCTTTCGGGTATTCTGCATGTTTTCGCTGCGGGTGACTACGCGCAGATTACAGATACGATTGTCGTTCTTGACCCAGTTAATATGGTCTATCTCGCCGTCAGGCCATTCGCCATGCACATACAGCCACGCCAGCCGATGCGCTTTATATTGCCGGCGAAATATCATTATATTCCAATAGCCTTTTTTGTCGCGCGCGCCCGCTACTTTACCAGCATGGCTTGGCCCACGGCGTTCGCGCCACCGAAACCAGCCGGTTTCGGCGTTATAGTCCAGTAGACTTTTCAGGGTTGCTTGCGTAAGTTGGCTCATAGCCGCCGTCCTCATTACGGTTGGTCAGGAGGCCGTCAGACGTTCCCGCGTCGGCGGCCTCTGCATTATCTAGCACATATCCCTCGACGACGCGAGCCTGCGCCTCTTCGAGTGCGGCGATAATACTGATCTTTTGTTCAACTTGGATCTGCACGGACTGAGGTGCCGTCCAGTGATGAACATGTTTTAGAATGTCCAGCGCCGCCTTTGTGTCGCCTGCGCGCGCCGCGTTGTGCAGCACTTCGGACATTTCCGCCTCGCCTTCTGCGCGGCCCTTTTGTTCGGCATACTCCGCGATGGGGTCGAACTGCACCAGCCGCCGATACTCGGTTGGGGTCATGCCGGCGGCGTAGGCGAGCGTGTCGCCTTTCAGCCCTTTGCGGGCGGCGAGATAGATGCGCTCTAGGACGGCTTCCGTCGCCTCTATTTTGCGCGGCTCATATGGAAGAGACTCGAACATAAAGAACTTTCTAGCACGGTGCGGTTAAAAAATAAAAATAAAAAAGTTCGCGTGATGGCTGCGTATTTCTTAAATGAGATCCCCAGGCCCAGCCCCCCCCTATTTGTCAACGCTACCTGCGTTAAGGTTAAACGTTAAGGTTAATAATTATGGTTAACGTTGACGCCGATCGGGATCGGCCGAGCGCGGATCATGTTGCAATGCAGCATAGTCATATCGCCATATCGCCATGCGATTTGAAGTCGCGTGGGAATTCCCTATGAGCGAGCCTGGCCATTTGCGCGGGCGTGGGCGGCGGGGCAATTATCGCCATATCGTCAAATCGCCAAGCAACTTTCATCCGCTCTACATTTATATATTATTCTGTATACATTTATATAAAATTCCTAGAGTCTAACAACTAATGACGATATGACTATTACTAGGTCGCGCCTCGCATTGAGCCCCCGCTTCCCATGGCGATTTGATAACGATCCGCTAACTATAATGACTATTCGTAAAAAGATTTATTGCAAAACCCGCCAATCGTGCTATCTATAACATATCCACAACGTAGGGGGTAAAAATGTATCGGGTTTTCGTTTATCGTCACGACGCGTGGCTTTTCGTGGATTCAACGTCCGATCTGGCGGCCGCGCAAGCGCTCGCCGAGCGCGTCGGCGGGGTCGTGTTGTGATTTTGTTAGCAGGTGCAGCATGAAATATGAACTAATGCTACAATTGGCCGATTTGTCGTTAGAGCCGTTTATGACGGCCGAGACAAAAAAAGAAGCGCTTCACAAGGCGCGGTATATAGCCCAAAGGGGCGTTTTAACCGATGTCGTGTGGGTGCATGTCTATAGCGTCGCGACAGGCTTAGGCGTTGCGTCGTTTCAGATGATCAAACCAAAATTAACCTAAAACAGAGGCGGCGCTTGCGGGCGTCGCCTTTATCGTAACATATCCACATTGCATAAGAGAGGAAACGACATGCGCCTTCAAAACAAGCTAGAACAATATGAGCAAATGGTAGCCGCGACGCTGGCGCAATATGGCGTCGCGAAAGGATCAATAACCGAAGGGTGGCAAGCCTGGCGCGTGGCCGGCAAAGCGGGCGTATTAGACGACGCCTATGCCATAAGCCGCGACATAACCGATGGACATATACAAACCGCGCTGGAAAGGATTTTCCCGGCGGCCGTGTTCAAGGATCCTAAGCGCTATTAATCAGAGGCGAGGCTTTACGGCCTCGCCTTTTCTTTTGTGACCTTAACCGAGGTGAAGTAAGATGATCGACAACGCAAACGACCTACTCAAAGCAATAAAGCGCAATCGGTTTACAGGCGTGATCCTGTACGAAGGGCCGAGCGCAATCGACGGCGCGCCAGTCGTCGTCATAGCTAACCGGATAGAAGCGGCGAGCGCTAACGCCAAGACTGGCGCAATGGTTCAGACGTTTATCATCCGCGCCGATGTAAATCCCTATCGCGCGCTGAAAACCGGCCAGGACGAATCGGTTTGCGGCGATTGCCCGCAACGGCCGTTTAAGGGCGGAAAATGTTATGTCGACGTGGCAAAATCAGTCGCCAGCGTTTATGGCGCTTATGAGCGCGGCCGATACGCCAAGCCGGGCGTCGATTATGATCCGGCGATTTTACCGGAATTGTTCGCCGGCCGGGCTTTTCGTTTGGGAACGTATGGCGATCCGGCGGCCGCGCCGTTTCAGATCTGGCGCGCCGCAACTCTGAAAGCGGCTAAAATCACGGGTTACAGCCACCAGTGGCGCGACCCCCGTTTCCAGGCTTTCGCGCTGCTATGCATGGCGTCTTGCGAGACGGAATCAGATCAATTGCTTGCAAGCGCTTGCGGGTGGCGTACGTTTCGCGCCAAACGCGCGGCCGAGACTAAAACGGCGAGCGAGATCGGCTGTCCGGCCGCTAAGGAAAACGGCGCGCGCACGTCGTGCGACCGTTGCGGCTTGTGCGCCGGCAATACAAGCGCCAGCAAGCGCGATATCGTCATAAACTTGCACGGTTTTCGTGTCGGCAAAGCCGCTTAACCTAGGGAGAAAAGCAATGGTAATATCAGAGCAAGCCGGCCAGGCGTTGTATAAAGCCTGCTATAAGAACGGCCCGCACAAGGGCCGTCTATTAAAGAACCCGCCAAAAGATCCTATAGCGCGCGCGGCCTGGTATGGGGCGCAATCGGTCTGCAATCCATACAAGCTATCCATCGGCGCTTTGCTGTTTATGCCGGATGAAGAGCGCGCGATATATCGCGAAGTGGCGAAAATATTCGACGACCTGAAAGCGGCCGGCTGGCGGCCGGAAGGCTTAGACCGTGACCGTCACACATTAGAGAGCCTGGGCGCATGGTAAGAGATCCTTTAAACCTAAACCGATTCGAACCCATAGACGCGAAAGTGAAGGCGCTCGAAAGGGCGCTTTCAGACGCCGTGTGGGATGAAAACGACGTAGCCGTCGACGTGTTAGAGCGGGAAATCCGCCGGCTTAAAACGCTGCAGGAAAACGGCGAGCAATACGACATGCCATTTTGAGGAAACGACCATGCTAGAGATTCAAATTGAGATCCAGGCGCTTGAGGCGCTTTTAGATCACCTATCCACCGTGGAGCGGCCGCCAGTATTAGATCTGGCCTATAAAACCCTGCAGGACGCCCATATCAATGCGGCCGAAGAATACTGGACGGAGGTATGGACATGCGAACAATAGAGATAGACCTTGATCAATTCCAGCCGTGGCCGGAGATATGCGTTTACGTCTATGGAAAGGCGACCATTTCATATGAATATGAGCCAAGCGACCCGGATGTAGGTTATAGGGGCGGCGTCACCTATCCAACGGTCGAATCAATAACGATTGAGGCGCACCTGTCCAAAGACACGGCGCAGACCATCGGCCCGGATCATCCCATGTTCGCGCCCATCGCCAAAATATTAGAGACGACTGATTATGCCGTCGAAGATTGTGAAAACGACTGGGCGGATTATAACGCGCATGATTACGAAAACTGACCTGATCGCCTTTGCGCTGGGGGCCGCGCTCGCTGTCCCCGCGCTGTTTCTTTTCGTCCTGTATCTACTAGGGGGGCTCTAATGGGCCGTATGAAGGATTACTGGGCTTTCGCTCAAGAGTTGCGTGACCTATCGACCGAGGCGTTGCATGACATGTTGCGCACGGAAACAGATTGGCTCCGCACGGAATTGATTGAATCAGAGCTGGAGTCGCGCAATGCTACGCCTTGACATGGATACACGGCCGGGAGGCGTCGCGGTTCACTGGCGCACGGGTCGGGGGCTCTCGTTCCATCGCCAGGATGGGAGCCTGATTCTAACCATTACCGCAGCCTATGCAGATGACCGTGCGCTTGCCACGGCCGCGCACGCGCTCAATTTTATGTTAAGAGGCCCACATGGTTCTAACACCAGCACAGCACGCCCTAGTGGAGCAGATTCGGGAGATACTGTGGGAGACGGCGCTAAAGTATAACGTCTCCACAGACTACCTAATCGGCCACAACCGCCGCAAGGGCGTGGTCTGGGCGCGGTTCGAGGTCATGCACCGCGCACGGCGAGAGCTAGACGCACCCTATGCGCTAATCGGTTACGCCCTGGGCGGGCGTGACCACAGCACTGTCATGCACGGGATCAAACGCTATGAAAATCGGTGAACTCATGTCAATCTTGCTTGCTGTCATAATTGAGATTGTGTTGGGGCTGAAATGACGTTCGAGGAACAATACGAGGCCATACAGGCCGTTATACCCGACCTGCCTAGGGATATGCCGGTCTATGAGGTAAACCCGCCCCTGTGGGCGTTCTGGCGCGCTGTGCGGCCTATGGCCGAGGAAAGCCCGGTGCTAACCGAGCAAGAGATTGTGCGCCGGCTGGATCTAATGTATATGGGGCACGGCGTTTGTTAAACGTCGTTTCCTCCCTACGGTGAACTAAGCCCCGCTCCGGCGGGGTTTTCTTTTAATAGCCGAGCATCGCCCGCAGATAGTTTAGAATGCCTGGTTCCACGTCACGGTTGTTCTGCGGCGCAAAGCCGCGCGGCGATAGGATGCCGGCCGACCCTGGGATCGCACGGACCGCCTGCGCCTGCCGTATGCGCATCGCCAGCGCGGCCTGCGGGGACATGGCCTGCACACCGAGCCGATTCGGCACAGGGTTAGCCGCCACAAAATCGGCCGCCTGCTGCTGTCCGTACATACCGCCAAGCCCTGCGACCGGCTCAGGCATGGGAATGCCCAGAGCGCTTGCCGTGTCGGCTATAGCCATATAATTCATTGAACGGTAAGGATCGCTAGGCGAGTTATAATCGGGGGCAAATCTACCGGCCGCTTCAGCAAGCGTTAAACTTCTGTTTCCCAATCGACGGCTTTTTTCTTCGTCGGTTTCGTCGCGAGTCGTTCCGTAAAGGTTAAACATCGGGCCGCTGAAGTCATAGATCGGGTCGTAGGAACCGACGCTACCAGAGAGTTTTTTAGCCATGAC